AAAGATATGTAACGATCTTGGTCTGATCGTGCTTGACGTAACACATCATGAGATACACGGCGGATCGGTGCGGGTGATTATTGGTAAAAAAGGATGTCCGCACCCGAACGTAAATAAATATCTGACACAAGAGTATCAGTTTGGTTTGACTGATATAAAAGTATACAGAGATTGGGCGGATGAAGTGCAAGCAACCATACAACGCTTCAGGCAGTTGATTTGTGGGTTAAATGACAGGTATAAGTTTATAGCGGGATTTGCTGCCTCAGCTAAAGGAAACACTCTTTTGAACGCAGCGGGTGCATACAAAGAGTTAGTTTATATAATAGACGAAACCCCGGAAAAACAAGGGAAATTCAGTCCCGGAACTGGAATAGAAATAGTTCCTCTATATAAAATACTCGTAAAGGATTTAGATTTCATTGTTATTCTGTCTTGGAATTTTGCGGATGAGATAAAAGCCAAGTGCAGGGCCGCAGGATTCAAGGGACGGTTTATTTTACCTCTAACATCTGAAATTATCGATTGATGGATAAGCTAAAGGATTATAGAAAGGCTGCGGGTTTAACTCTCAGAGAGGTTCAGGATATTACCGGTATATCAAATGCGTATTTGTCTCAACTGGAAACAGGAAAAATACGCCGTCCCTCCGCTAATGTTTTATATAAACTTGCAAAAGTCTATGGAATTAATCTTGAAAATTTATTAATTGAATCAGGTCTAGTTGAGTCAAATATAAATATCCCGACACCTGCACTAAAGCCTCCTACGATGACGGAAAGGATTGAAAAGCTAGAAAAGGAAATGGAGAGCGTCCGGAATAAATCTTTTTTAACTGATCAACTTATATAAAATGATTAAACGTTTATCCGCCGCATGGCAAGTCCTGTTCGGTAAGAAATACTGGTTGTTCACACAGTATAAAGGTGAATACCTTCAACACATTTCTAAAGGCTGGAAGGAAAAAGAAGGCAAGCAGATCGCCATATCTGTACATAAGGCTTTTGTAAGGTCTGCTGAAGCGCAGGCAGAGCAGCATGTAGATGCAGCAAAAGAAATCATCAAAGGAAAATGAAAGTTGTCATACCATACAAGTTAGTCGGGAACGGTATTGAACTCCGCTACGCAATAAGGTCAATGTACAAACACTTCAAAGGCATATCAGGCATTTTGTTGGTCTGTGATCATGCGCCCGCGTGGTACCGCGATCTTTATATCCCTTTTACTGACCCCACGTCTTCGAAAGAATATAACATGATGCGAAAAGTAGCAGGTTGTAACGAAGAATCATTTTTATATTCCAATGATGATTTTTTTGCGTTGCAGGATTTTGATTGCTGGATGCCTAATTATTATGAAAAAACTTGCATGGTGCGCGCTGATGATTTCCCATATGGTCCTTATAAACGCATGTATGAAAATTGCCCTGGTAAGTGGTTAAATTTTGATATTCACTGTCCAATGATCATGGTGTTAGCTGCTTTCAGGGAAGCAATGCATAAGTATGTGACCGGACCGGAAGATGTTGTACCTATTAAAACCATGTATGGTAATTATTTTCTTACGCAAGAACCCCGATACCTGGTTGATCAAAAGATCAAAGGCGATTATTCTTTACCCGAACTGAAAAAGCTGATCAAAGGCCGTCCGTTCTTCAGCACCACAGAAACGAACGGAACGTTAAATAAAGCTATGTTATCTTTACTCAATGAGCTCTACCCTGATAAAAGCCCCTGCGAGGCGTTTTAAACTGCAATTAACGATTGTCTTTCAGAAGATCAACGAAGCCGTTGAAGCGAAAGACGAAAACGGAGAGCGGCGCTACAAATACATTATTTTAAAGGGTTCAAGCCGGTCCAGCAAAACCATGTCGCTGATCGACTTTCATGACTTTTACGCCCGCAAGCATAAGAACAAGCGAGCAACGATCTGGCGTGATACGAAAAAAGACGTGGTTGATACCGTGTTTAATGATCTGAAAAAGCGAATGGTTGATACAGACAGGTGGAAATTTCAACATGGCTTTCACGCTACCACGCACGTACTTTCCTATAACACGGGTTCTACGATCGAATTCCGGGGTGCAGATGAAATCACCGCTCACGGTTTGAACCAAAATACGGCCTGGCTGAATGAGCCTTATATTATCTCCCGCACTACCTTTGATCAGATCGATCAGCGTACAGAAGATTTCATATTTATTGACTGGAACCCCAAGCAAGGCCATTGGATCGAAGATGTGGCCAAAGACCCTCGCGCTATTGTCATACATTCTACGTTCCTGGATAATCCTTTCTGTCCGCTGGAACAGAAATACAAGATCTTATCTTATCAGCCGGTCAGCATGTGCAGTTTGGTTATAAATAAAAAACTAAAGGAACAGGAGGCCAGGGATTACGATTATCTGATCAATCCGGCAGGCTTTGACTCCCGCGAAATAAAAGAGCTTACCCGCTGCCGGGAAAATGAGTTTAAGAAATCGGCCAACCTCTTCAACTGGCAGGTGTATGGCCTGGGGATTAAGGGTGAGCGGCCAAACAGGATTTTCCGGTTTATTGAGATCCCGGATAGCCGGTTCTTTGAGCTTCGCGACGTGCCGGAGTTGTTCTACTCAGATTGGGGGGCGGTTGATCCCTGGGCGGTTGGTCACGCAAAATATTATGATGGCGCTATTTATCTGCACGAACTCAACTATCGCAGCGAAAATGAAATACGGCAGTTCTTAACCGATACAGAACGCCATCAAATCGGCGTGGAAGAAAACGGGCTTGTTGGCTGGACCTTCAGCCGCTTGAATATCCCCTATGAGAGCACAATTGTGTGCGATCCTAACAGACATGCCAAGATCATTGCAGCCCGGCAAGCGGGCTGGGAATACGCTGTAGCGGCTGACAAGCCACCTGGATCGATCATTGACGGTATTGACCTCCTGTGCGGTCTGACGGTGTATTTCACTGCCTCATCCAAGAACATCGCTTATGAGCAGGAGAATTACAGCCGGAAGGTAGACCCGCACGGCGTGGTGCTGGAAGAGCCGGAAGATATCAACAATCACCACATGGACGGTAGCCGGTATGCTGGTTTGAAATGGCTTTATGAGGGGGTGATACAACCACGAAAATAAATTTGGAGGTGTTGATAACAACACTTATATTTGTTTTATGAAAAAACAATACAAATATTCAGTCGGGCAAAAAGTGCAGTATTTTGTAACAAGCCCCGATAAACCGTGGTTTACTGCAACAATTAAGGAGATATCCAAAGAAAAAGGAACAAGGCCTTATATTTTGCAGAAGGAAAACGGAGAAATTCAGTATGCAAATGAACAAAATTTAACTGCTGTATGAAAATACTCATAGGTTGCGAAGAAAGTCAGGCAGTAACAAAAGCATTCAGAGAAAAAGGACATGAAGCATACAGTTGCGATCTGCTGCCCTGTTCAGGCGGCCATCCCGAATGGCATTTAAAAAGAGACTTATTTCCAGAAATCTATAAATCTAATTTCTGTGTAAAAACGTACGATGGTAATGGATATCTTTTACCTAATGATCCTGATGGGTATGATCGTGTTATATGTTTTCCTCCTTGTACAGATCTGGCGGTAAGCGGGGCAAGATGGTTCGAAGTAAAAAGAAAATCAGGTGAGCAAAGGAAATCCATAGAGTTCTTTTTGGATGTTTGGTATTATTCCAACGCAGTAGAAAACCCTATCGGTGTTATGAACTCAGGAAGCTATGTTAAAAAACATTTTCCTGATTTATATGAAGCTGCAAAATTAATAGGCTTTCCGTGGAAGCCTACGCAGATTATTCAACCGTGGCAATTCGGACATGGTGAAACTAAAGCAACCTGTCTTTGGTTAAAAGGACTGCCACCCCTTAAACCAACTAATATAGTTGAAGGCCGGGAACAGAAGATTTGGAAAATGCCGCCTTCAGCTGATCGAGGTGCTTTGAGGTCCAAAACGTATGAAGGCATTGCTAAAGCAATGGCTGAACAATGGGGATAACATAAATATTTTTATATGAAAAAAGGAAACTGATTCTACAATGGACGGTAGATTTTTGAACCTGAAACCCTGCTAATTTAGCAGGGTTTTTCTTTTTAAATAAATTTCCCCTACTTTTAATGTCAAATCAGCAGTCTTGAAATGGCTTAATCAGCTTAACCCCTTTAATTGGAACTGGAAACGCGTGAAAGATGCGCTGAACCAGTGGTATTCTTTGCGTGGCACCGCGCCGGTCTGGAATGACTATAATACAGACATTAACCGGCTGGCAGTGGCTTTGTCCAACCCGGCCCTTTTAAAAGTCATTGCCCTGCAATGCGACCTCTTCAGCCAGGCAAAGGTATACGTCTACCGCTCAGCCGGGAAACGCAAAGAAACCGAAGTGCAGGATGATCCGGCCATTGATCGGCTGACCGATCCGAATTATGTCCAGGGCCGGTCTCAGTTCCTTTGGGATATCATGTTCTGGTGGATGATCGGCAATACGTATATCCGCATGGAGTCCGATATAGTAAGCCGGGAAAATGCCCCTATGTATTGCCTTATTCCGCATAAAATTTACTGGCCTGAAGAGTTGGAGAGATATAAGGACAAGATCATTTTATCAGAAAGAACCTGGAAAGAAGTGATGAAACTGGAAATCCGTTACGATTATGAGGACGGCAGTTCGGTAAAAATACCCCTTTCCAAAATCCTGCACCTGCCAGGGCTCAGCAATGGTATGGGCAACTGGTGGAAATCTCCCAGCCGGATCGACTCCTTGAAAAAGCAGCTTACCAATTTCGAAGAAGCGCAAGACTCCAAAAATATCGATCTCCGCTTTGCTGGCAAATTCATCGTGGCAGGCACCCAGGATTTCAACGATGTGAAGAAAACCCCGATGGCGGAAGATGAAAAGAAAAGCATCGAAGACCGGGTAAACAATACCACCAAACAGGTTCACGCCATGAAAAGCATGGCGGAAATTCGTCGTTTTGTGGATAAGATGAAGACGAAGGAATTAGATGAAGCAGGCAAAGCAGACTTTGCTATGATCGGTCAGATGTACAACATTCCCCGGGATGTGTTGGAGATTTACACATCTTCTACCTACGAGAACCAGGAAAAGGCCCGTGCGGGGCATGTGGCTTATACCCTTGACCCGGTAGCGGAACAGTTCGGGTCTGCTTTGGGTAAATTTTGGGGTTATAACAGGGGCGAAGCGCGCGTAAGGAAAGAAATTGTATTTTCGTGGGATCACCTGCCATTTGTGCAGG